AATTCCATCGGCGCCTTAACGCCTTTTCCGCGGTGAAGACGTGCGATCAAGCCGACATCCTCCAACTTGTCGAGCATTCGAGTGATCTGCTGCCGGCTGTAGAGTCGGGGCTTCTCACGGCTACCGGCCGGCGGGTAGTAGTCCAGCAGCTCATGAAACATGTCCATCGACACGCGACGCTTTCGGCCGGTGATGCCGCTGGCGTAGTCCATGTGCTTACGAATCCCGTGGAGGTACAGGCGCTCGATCTCCGGCGGCAACGCCAGCAGCGCCTCGTCCTCAATCTCGTTCCAGCGCCATGAGTTCACACGCGGGCGCCTCTCTTGCGTTGGGAAGTGGAAAATCTCGGCTGTATCGCTCATAATTCACCTACGTAGTTGCGGTATCTGAAGCCCGGCATGCTCCCCAGCAGCGCCGGGCTTCCTCGTTTCTGTTCCGGCCTCACAGGCAGGCGATGGGGGTTCAGGCGGCGGCAAGCTCCGCCTTCAGCTTGCCGTTGGTCAGCTTCTCGAGCTGGTACTGGCGAAGAAGAGGGATCTTGTCGCCCCACATGGTCACGGCGGACGGAGAGATCCTCAGCGCTTTGGCAAGGTCGATCTTCTTGCCGCCGTAGTAGTCGATTGCGTCTTGGGTCGTCATGGGTCACCCCTGTGGCTTTCCCATGATTTAAGCATGCTGAAAGCTAAGGCGCAAGCATGCTAAACCTTTGCGCGTTTAAGATCACTGCAATGGGAATCCAAGACAGAATCGCTCAGGCGGTCAACGAAAGCGGCATGTCCAAGAGCGCCATCGCCATTGCACTGTATTTTATCGGCGCCAGGATAAAGTAGCGCCATCCTCCTCTCCTCAGCCCGCCTACCGTGGCGGGCTTTTCTTCGCCTGCCGTTTCAGTTTGCTGAAATAATTTCAGTCTGCTGCTTGACGTATGCTTTCAGCATGCTTAAATTGAATCACACGAACACGGCACAGCCGGTTCAGGGCCTACCAGGCCGACGCTCTTTAACAGCTCGAAGCAAGACACACGCAGCGATCCCGTATGCGGAGACGTCAAGGCCCCAGAGAGGCACGGCGTTGCGGGGCGCTCCCTGACTGACGTGGGGGCGTAGGACTGCCGGGCGACACTTGGCTCGGGGGATACCGCTGGCGACAGCCGCAGCGTGTGAGAGAACGAATTGATCGACCTCGCCGGGCGTGCCCATTCAGTAGGGCATAGGGCTGCACCACCGGCGTTGTAATGGCCCGAAGACCGCCGGCAATGCGATTGAGTCAGCGACCAGGGAAGCCCGCGCCCAACACGAAAACGATCCGGACTGGCTGTCATCGCAATCGGCTGGAAAGGCGCCCGCCCTTGAGCGAGATCAGTGGCCATCGGGATGACCTTGGCGCGAAGCCAACCATGTGGACGGCCGGAGTAGCGAGTACGAGGTCATCACCGATGTACGCGATCCGCTGCGCAGTGCGGCCCTGAGCCCGCCGGTGGGCCGGAATACGCCGGCACAAACACGCAACTCCTTCGCCCGGTTCGCCGGGCTTTTTTACACCCGGAGGCGATATGCAGCCAATTACAAAACATCAGCAACGCATTCAAGCCGATCAGCGAGCGACGAGCCACTACCGCCGACGGCCTGACATAGATCGTCGCCTCGAGGAGATGCGCCAGGCCAAGCAGCTCAAGGAGGTTTGGCAGTAATGGACCCAGCGCAGGTATTCGCCCTCGAGCTGCTGGCGATCGTCATCGTCGGCTTTGCCGCATTTTCGTGGATAGCAGACAGGAGGAAGCCGTGAACAGCGCAGACATTGCTCGCCACCGCCTGGGCATCGGGCCGCCGATTGTCACCGGGCCAAAGGATCCGATCATCGCCCCCGCCCGTCGCACCCAGGAAGACGGCCCTCTGACGGCACTGCAAGCCGCCAACGCTCGCCGCTATTCCGAGTACATCGCCAGGCGCCAGGGTGTGAAGGAACCACTCGTCCAGATACGGAGGCCCTGACATGGCCGCTATCACACCACCACCGATTACCCGGCCCGAGGCACACGCCGCCGTGATCCATTTCATGCTGCACGAGCACAACCAGGTGCACGCCAGCGAACTGCTGATCATCAACCGCCGCATGTACCGCGTCACCGTCACCGAGGTAGCGCCGGAAGACATGCCGGCTGCGGCGCGTCGAGTCGCCGAGGAGATCACCGATGAATAACGAGACATCCACGATTGATCAGGTTCGCGGCCTTGTCGCGTCGATACCAAAGCACACCGGCATGTACGCCAGCGTCGCGGAAGGCTTCGAGCCTGGCGGCGCCGTGCTGATCAGCGTCTATCTGGAAGAGCCCAAGGGACCGCGCGTGCTGTATGCCAGCACCCAGCCAGTGGATGACGACCTGACGCTGGACAAGCTGCGCGAGGAGGTCGGCGAGTTCATCACCACCCACCGCAAGCAGGAGGCCGCATGACATTCAATACCTGCGTGTCCGGCATCCCTTGCCAATGCCGAGTGACGTTTTATCAGGGCTATCGCCCCGGCAACTACTTCGAGCCACCCGATGCGGAAGAATTCGAGTTCGAGATCCTCGACCGCCGTGGGCGTCGTGCCCAATGGCTGGAGAGAAAGCTGACCGAAGGCGACGAGGCCCGGCTGCTCGCCGAGTACCGCGCCGAGGAAGGCGAGGCCGCATAAGAAAGCCCTGTCCAGGGTGAGAGCTGGGCAGGGCCTATTGATCCACCGGAAGAATGAATCAAGAGAAGGATAACATCATGACCAACGCGATCGCCACGATTCGCCAGGACATCTACGACACGCGCGATGCGTTCTGTTCTGTCCTGAGCGAGCCGGGGCTGAACTTCGAGCGAGAGGCCGGCTTCGCCGTCCAGACGATCCAGGCCAACGACTACATGCTGAAGATCGCCATGGGCAATCGGCAGTCGGTCGTCAACGCGGTGACCAACATTGCCGCCATCGGCATCAGCCTGAACCCCGCCAAGAAGCAAGCCTACCTGGTGCCGAGGGACGGCAAGGTCTGCCTCGACATCAGCTACATGGGCCTGATGGACCTGGCCCAGGCCAGCGGCGCTATCCGCTGGGCCCAGGCCGAGCTGGTGCACGAGAACGACCGCTTCGAGCTCAACGGCATGGACCGTCCGCCGACCCACAGCTTCAACCCCTTCGGCAAGGATCGCGGCGAGGCGATCGGCGTCTACGTCGTGGTCAAGACCAGCGACGGCGATTACCTCACCGAAACCATGAGCGTCGAGGAGGTCAACGCCATCCGCGACCGCTCGACCGCCTGGCAGGCCTGGGTCAACAAGAAGAAGTCCTGCCCCTGGGTCACGGATTGGGGCGAGATGGCCAAGAAGACCTGCGTCAAGCGGGCCTACAAGTTCTGGCCCAAGACCGAGCAACTCGAGCAGGCCATCCATCACCTGAACACCGAGGGCAACGAGGGCCTGGCACCCAGCGGGCCACAAGCCGACGAGGCGCTGGCCGGCAAGTGGCTGGACCTCGCCCGGCAGGCCGAGAGCGCCGACGCCCTGGCTCAGGTGTGGCGCGACGGCATCGCCGAGATCCGCGCCGCCCGTGACATGGCCGCCTACAACCGCTTCAAGGCCGAGGTCGAGAAGCGTGGAGCGGACCTCAAGGCCGCCCAGCCCGACACCGAGACCGGCACCACCTACGAAGGAGAGACCGCATGACCATCCTGATCAACGAGCCCCAGGGCAGCCAGGCATGGCTGGAAGCGCGTGCCGGCGTGATTACCGCCAGCCGCTTCTCTGATGCCCGGGCCACGCTCACCCGGGCCACCAAGAACGGCAAAGCCGGCGACCCGGCGGCCAAGGCCATCGAGTATGCCTGGCAGGTGGCGTTGGAGCGTATCGCTGGCGAGCCGGTATCGCCCGCCTTCGAGACCTGGCAGATGCGTCGCGGCACCGAGCTGGAGCCAGAGGCACGCATGACCTACGAGGCCGCCACCGGCCTGCTGGCCAGCGAGAAAGGCCTGATCCTCACCGATGACCGCGCCTTTGGCTACTCCAGCGACGGCTTGGTGGGCGACGACGGCCTGATCGAGATCAAGTGCCCGGCCAACTGCCAGAAGATCGGCGACACCTGGAGCGATCCCGAGAGCGCCGTTGACGAGTACATCGACCAGATACAGGGCGGTCTCTGGATCACCGGCCGCCAGTGGTGCGACTTCATCATGTACTGCCCCTGGCTAGAGCCGGTCGGGAAAGAGCTATTCCGCCGGCGCATCGAGCGTAACGAGGCATACATCGGCGAACTGGAGCGCGACCTGTTCGCCTTCCGCCGTGTGGTCGAGCGCTATGAGGCCATGCTGCGCACCGAGGCCGCCTGATAACAAGGAGAACGACATGTCTGCAGTCGCCGAGAAAGTAGAGAAAGAATCCACCGAGCTGGTCACCGTGCCAGCCAAGGAAACCGCCCTCGAGGTATTCAAGGCCGAGCAGGGTCTTGATCCCTACCTCGAGACCATCCGAGCCGAGCTCGACGCCTTCCTGTCCTCACCGCCCACCCTCGACACCAACAAGGGCCGCCAGGCCTACGCCTCCATGGCGCACAAGATCGCCCGTAGCAAGACCGCCATCGACGGCGTGGGCAAGGAGCTGGTCGCCGACCTCAAGGAGTTGCCGAAGAAGATCGACGCCGAGCGCAAGCGGTGGCGCGACACCCTGGACGGCTGGCGGGACGAGGTGCGCGGGCCGCTGAATGAGTGGGAGGCGGCAGAGGAGCATCGGAAAGAGCAGCATGAATCGTACCTTGAGGCGCTCAGGTCTCACGTCACGCTTGCCGATGGCGAGACTTCAGAAATGATCGCCTTATATCTGGAGCAGGCCGAAACCACCAAGGTCGATCAGTCCTGGGAGGAATACGAAGCCGAGGCGCATCGCGTCAAGGAGTCCGTCGTCACCACCCTGCGCGTGGCGCTGGAGAAGCAGAAGCAGCACGAAGCCGAGCAGGCTGAGCTTGCCCGTCTCCATGAAGAGTCGGCCGCCCGCGAGCAGAAGGAGCGCGAAGAGCGTATCGCCCGGGAGGCCGAAGAACGCGCCAAGCGACAGGCCGAGGAAACGGCCAAGGCTGAGCGTGAAGCCGTGGCACGTCGTGAGCAGGAAGCCAAGGAGGCCGCTGAACGTCGCGAACGCGAGCATCAAGAGGCCATCGATAAGCAACGCCGGGAAGCGGAGGCCGAACGTCAACGCATCGAATCCGAACACCAGCGCAAGGAACAGGAACGGCTGGATGCCGAGCGCCGCGAACGGGAAGAGGCGGCAAGGCGCCAGGCCGACAAAGACCACCGCGCCCGCGTCAACCGCGCCGCCCTGCAAGCCATGATCGACGGCGGCATGCCGGAAGACTGCGCCAAGCAGGCCATCACGCTGATCGCTCGGGGCGAAGTGCCGGCCATCACGATCAACTACTGACCCACCCGGGGCCGCCAGGCCCCATCACCACCACCCTATGAGGTAAGCGCAATGTCTCATCCCAAGCCCTGGTCACGAGCCGATTACGATCTGCTCGAGGCCCGCCTGACCGCGGGCCACCGCTACGCCGATATAGCCGACGAGATGGGGCGCTCGGTCATCTCATGCCGAGGCACGGCCCAGCGTATCGGCCTGGCCACCAGCGACAACCGGCTTTGGCGCAAGCGCCGTGATTGGCCGGAGATAGACACCCTCATCACCGACTGCATCCAGGCAAAGCTGATGACCATCCCCCAAGTGGCAAGCTATCTGGCCGCCATCGGCAAGCCTGTCTCGGTCAATGCCGTCTATAGTCGCGTCGCCGGCTTCCCTCAAAATGTGCGCAAACGCGCACGGAAGAACGGGGCGCGTCGCCAATCGGCGGTCTGCAGTCGCATCCGGCGGCGCCAGGCCGCATGACCCTGCGCGACCTACTCATCAAAGCGCTGCAGATCCTCGCGCTCGCCGCATTTATCGGCGCCGTGCTCTGGGTCAACGGCACCGACCGCCAGGTACAGCAAGCCGCCCTCGAGGACTACTGCCACGCCGTCGCCGTCTGGAGCGCCGAGGAAGCGCGCGGCATCGCCCCCACGCGCCGCACCGGTCATCCGGATTACGACGAGCGCGCCGCCGAGGACTGCCCTGGCCTGAGGCCGGCCGGTCAGGCGGTAGCGGGCAACTCATCAGAAACGCTTACACGTTCAACCGAGCGCCATCTGGCAAGGCAGTGAATAGCAGCAAAGCACTATGAACATGATTTACGCAATGCCCGACCAGGGCGCCATTCGTTACCCGCAGTTTTCGCCCGAAGCCGAAATGACGCCCATCGACTGCCTAGAGGCTGGCGAGTATTG